TAGATCGTGAACAGTTGGCTTAAGCGCTAACTACCTGAATAGGGGCAGCTTCCACAAGAGGTTGCCCCTTTCTTTTTGCTAAAGGACTAACATGGCTATTACTTCCGCAGTATGCACAAGCTTTAAGAAAGAGCTTCTAGAGCGAAAGCACGACTTCAATGCAACATCTGCTCATACATTCAAGATTGCTCTCTTTACTTCTGCCGCTACTCTAGGTGCTTCTACTACAAATTACACAACTACTAATGAAGTTGTTGGTACAGGCTATACAGCCGGTGGAGTCACACTAACTAATATTGATCCCACTTCTAGTGGTACTACAGCATTTATTGACTTTAATGATGCTACATGGACAAGCGCAACTATCACTGCTGCTGGTGCTTTGATTTATAACACCACTACTGATGGTGGAACAGGAACAACTAATGCAGTTGCTGTAATTTCTTTTGGTGGTGATAAGACATCTACCAATGGTGATTTCGTTGTTCAATTTCCAACAGCAGACGCAACTAACGCAATTGTAAGAATTGCTTAAGGAGTAGTCTTGTGGCTACAACTACACTCTCTGGAGCCATATATGGCATAGGGAGATATGGTGCTGTTAGGTATGGCAAGAATAGTGTTACTTATATTCCTGATGGGGTACAAACAACCAGCGCTGTAGGTAGCATCACTATAGTTGCTAAGGCTGTCATCCCTGTTGTGGGAGTTTCGGCAGTAGTAGATATAGGTAGTGTTGTTATTGTAGCCAATGCCGTTGCCGCTGTAACTGGTGTAGCTGTAACAGGCAGCGTTGGTAGCTTAGCTGTAGTAGCAGTTGCTAATATCCCACTCACTGGAGTGGAAGCTACAGCCAACGTAGGTAGTATTAATGTAGCAGCTAAAGCGCTCATTCCAGTAACTGGAGTTGATGCAACAGCCTTTATTGGGTCTGTTGTAATTGCTATAAACGCTGTTGTATCAATAACAGGGGTAAGTGCTACAGCAAGTATTGGAAGTGTCAGTGTAGCAGTTGGTGTCACTATACCAATTAGCGGTGTATCTGGTATAACCCAGCTTGGTAGTGTTACAATATCTACCACAGTATTTGATTATGCTGCTGTAGCTTCTTTATACAGCAGAGATAGAACAGTATATGTTGAGAGACATACACTTAGTAAAGACAGAACAGTGATGGTGGCACAGGAGAGCAGGAAAGTATACATGTATAGAAAGACAACTTCTTCAGACAGAAGTGTGTTAGTGGCTTAAGGAAAAATAATGTCGTTTAGATGGCCTAATAAAGATCCAGATGAGATACTTGACTTCAGTGTAGACTGGTCTAGATGGCTAGGCACTGCCACCATTAATTCTGTTGTTTGGTATGTTGATGATGCTTCTGGTGTCAAAACAGTCCTTCCTGCCGGTAATACAGTTTATGGTATACAGAATGTATCTCAAACAATTAGTGGAGATATAGCCACTATTAACCTTGGGCTAGGCACTAACAATACAGAATATAAATTTACCTGTCGTATCACTGACAGTACAGGAAATATTGTTGAGCGCGTAGTAAGACTTAGAGTTAAGGAACAATAATATGGCTTATAATTTTCTTGACTTAGCTAATGAAATAAATAGAAGCTTAAACGAAGTTGAACTTACTTCAACTAATTTTTCCACAGCTACAGGATTTTATTCAAGAGTTAAAGACGCAATCAATACAGCAATTCGGGATATCAATCATACCCACTATGAGTGGCCTTTCAATCATGTGCTAGCAGAAGAAACTTTGTCTGCTGGAACAATTAGATATGCATATCCAACTGATGCAAATACAATTGACTTTGATTCTTTTAGAATTAAAGAGGATGCTACACTTGGAAACAGAACAGTAAAGTTATCTTCAATTTCTTACGAAGATTATTTAGACAGATACATTGATCACGAATACACAACAGAGACAAATAAAAGAGCCTTGCCTACTTATGTATTTCAAACACCTAGCCTAGAATATGGTGTTGTTCCAGCCCCTGATCAAGCGTATGAACTCTTGTATGAGTATTACAGAATACCTGTTGATCTAGAAAACTACGATGATGTTCCTGATATTCCTGAAAGGTTTAGACATGTCATTGCAGATGGTGCTATGTTCTATGCCTACATGTTTAGAGGAAATGAACAATCTGCTGGTATATCAAAACAGAAATATGAAGAGGGAATAAAGCGTATGCGTAGTATGCTTGTCAATCGTTATGGCTATGTTAGATCAGGTATGATTATTCCTGCCAGTGGATCCATCAGGTCTTTTGGAGACAGGGTTAAATAACATGGCAGACGCTTGGAAAACTTACGCCTTTGAGTTTACTGGTGGACTCATATCTAATCTTTCGCCACTACAACAAGGTGTCAAATATCCCGGTAGCGCCCGTAAACTTAAAAACTTTGAACCCTCTATTGATGGTGGATATAAAAGAATAGAGGGATATACTAAATACTCCAACAGTTTTATTCCTGCCTATGATGAACCTTTAGTACATGGTAGCGGACAAACAGGAACTACATTAGTAATTGCTAACATTTATAGCACTCCTGTAGATGGAGGAACTTTCACTATTTCTGGAGTGGCTGGCACATACACTATTGCAGCAGCGGGTGTAACTTATGATAGCACAAACAAAAGAGCCACACTCACGCTAACAACTTCTCTTGCGTCTAGTCCAGCCGATAAAGCTGCTATTACATTCACTTCCCATGTAGGAACAGTTTTAGGTGTGGCCTATTGGAGTAGCAGATCTATTGCCTGTAGGAATGGAAGTGTATATTCTTCTACAGGAACTTCTTGGACTAAAATTAGCAAGCCCTCCTACGGCACAGTGCTAGTTAATGGAGCAGGGCAAACAGGAGCTACTCTTGCAATAGACGGACTTACTGTCGCACCAAGAATCGGAGATACCTTTAGTGTTGCTGGTGTACAGAAAGTTTATACTGTAACGGCTAACGCTACACTAACAAGTGGTGGAGCCACTGTAGCTATAAGTCCCAACTTAAATTCCAGCCCTGCCGATAATGCAGCAGTTACTTGGCTGTCTTTAGACAGGAGTGGTGCATTAAAAACAAGATTTTCTAAATACCGAATTGGTAGCACTGAAAAGATTGCGGGGGTTGACGGATACAACTATCCATTCATTTATGATGGAACAACTTTTTCTGAGATAAATGGAACTACAGATATAGAAGGTGCTGAGTTTGTTGTCTTCCATAAAAACCAGTTGTTTTTTGCTGTTGGAAATAAGCTAGTATTTACTGCACCCTACACCGATTCAGACCTAACGGCTGTTAATGGATCTGGTGTTATTTCAGTAGGCGCAAAAATTACCGGATTAATTGTATTCAGAGATATCCTTATTATTTTTACTGAAAGAACAATAAGTCAACTAACAGGAAATACAATTTCTGATTTTGTTCTTCAACCAGTAACAAGAAATGTAGGTTGTGTATCTACTGATACTATTCAAGAGATGGGTGGAGATGTAATATTCTTAGGCTCAGACGGCTTAAGACTTTTTGGTTTGACAGATAGAGTGGGAGATTTTAATTTAGGGCTGGTATCTAAGCCAATACAGAAAGAGATGACTGATCTTATTGCTTCTTGTTCAAGCTTTTCTAGCATAGTTATTAGACAAAAATCTCAATACAGGCTTTTAGGATTTAGTAATAATATTAGTGCTGCTAGTTCTAAAGGAATCTTAGGCACACAAATGACTAGTGATAATACTAGTAATATTGCTTGGGCAGAACTTACTGGATTTAAAGCTTATGTGTCAGATTCTTACTATGACAATAATATAGAAACTATTCTGTTTGCCAATGCGGACGGATATGTTTATCAAATGGAAAGTGGAGATAGTCTAGATGGAAACTCTATTGTAGCTTCTTTTGCAACGCCGTATGTATATATGGAAGATCCAAGAATTAGAAAGACAATGTATAAACTCTTCCTATATACAGATCCACAAAGCAGTGTGGCTGTGGATGTCAATTTAAGATTTGATTTTGATAATTTTGGAGGTGTTCAGCCCGAGCCAATTAGCCTGTCAAATACATCATCTCCTGTAGGATTTTATGGTTCAAGCAGAGCAAAATATGGTACAACTACATACGGTACTAAACTGAAGAAAATCTTTGAGACACAGGTAATAGGATCAGGATTTTTCGTATCTCTACAATTTACAGCAGAAAGCACAGATCCTCCTTTCTCTTTGGATGCTGCTACATTAGAGTATTCAACACACGATAGACGTTAAGGAAAAACTATGGCAGGTTATACAAGAGCAGACTCAGTTAATAATATTGCTGATGGTAATATTATTAATGCAGCAGATTTGGATGGGGAGTTTGATGCGTTAGCTACCGCTTTTGGTAATAGCACAGGACATGTCCATGATGGATCAGCAGCCAATGGCGCTCCTATTACTAAACTAGGGCCGACACAAGATGTGGTTGTTTCTGCATCTACAGTGCTACCCAAAACCACTGCCACTGTTGACATTGGTAGTAGCGCTCTTAAGTTTAAAGATTTCTATTTCAGTGGCGCTGGCAGTGTCACTGGAACTATCACTGCTGGTGGATTCTCTGGCCCACACAATGGAACTGTTGGGGCAACAACAGCAAGTACCGGCGCGTTCACTACACTAAGCGCTAGCAGCACTGTTAGTGGCGCTGGCTTTAGCACTTACTTGGCTTCACCACCTGCTATTGGTGGAACAGCAGCCGCTGCTGGTGCATTCACCACACTCTCGGCTTCTGGTGTTATCACATCAACAGTAGCAACTGGAACGGCCCCATTCACTGTATCAAGCACTACACAAGTTGCCAATCTAAATGCAGCCACTGCTGGTACAGCAGGAAATGTAACAGGAACTGTAGCAGTTGCGAATGGTGGTACAAATCTGACATCAGGTACATCTGGTGGCATTCTTTACTATTCAGCAACGGGGACATTAGCCTCGTCTGCTCTTTTAGCTGCAAGCGCTATTGTCTTGGGCGGCGGTGCTGGAGTTGCTCCTGCAACCACTACTACAGGCACTGGTGTTGTTACGGCTCTAGGAGTCAATGTCGGATCTGCTGGTGCTTTTGTAACATTCAATGGCGCTCTAGGCACACCAAGCAGCGCCACCCTAAGTAGCGCAACGGGATTGCCCATCAGCACAGGCGTGTCCGGTTTAGGTACTGGAGTAGCTACAGCCTTGGCTGTGAACGTAGGCTCTGCTGGTGCTTTTGTAACATTCAATGGCGCTCTAGGTACACCAAGCAGTGGCACATTAAGCAGCGCTACAGGACTACCAATATCTACTGGCGTTTCCGGTTTAGGTACTGGAGTGGCTACAGCACTTGCAAGCAACGCAAACGCCGCAGCCGGTTTTCCAACTGGCAATGGAACTGCCACACTAACCAACAAGCGTATTGATCCAAGAACTTCTAGCTCCGCATCAACAGCCACTTTAACTCCTGACATATCTTCTTTCGATCAGTATAACCTAACCGCGCAAGCAGTGGGTTTAACCATAGCTGCGCCCACAGGAACTCCAGTGGATGGAAACAGAATAACGATTCGCATCTTGGACAATGGCACAGCCCAAACCCTTACTTGGAACGCAACCTACACCGTCATCGGTGTTACGCTTCCAACCACCACCACCGCAACTAAAATGGTTTATATTGGCTGCGTCTACAATAGCACAAACACCCGCTGGGATGTGGTGGCAGTAACGACTCAAGCATAAGGAGAATGATATGAAGATTGATTTTGAATTTGATACCGCATATGGTATGTTTCGTGATGCTTTGCATCTACCGGACAACCACACATTCACCGATGCAGAAATCCAAGCCATGAAGCAACAGCGCGTGGACAACTGGATTGCCGTAGTGACTGCACCTCCTGCTGAAACTCCACAGGAGTAAGCATGGCTAACCGCTATTGGGTTGGTGGCACTGCCTCGTGGGACGGTACGGCAGGGTCTAAGTGGGCCTTGACTTCTGGCGGCGCTGGAGGCCAAGCTGTACCTACGGCTACCGATGATGTGTTCTTTGACGCTGCATCGGGTGCGGTGACTTGTACGCTTACTGCTACTGGACTTTGTAAAAGTATAAATTTTACAGGGTTTACGGGAACTTTTGCGGGAACAAACAGTCTTATAGTATCTGGAAGCGTTACTTTTGTCTCTGGCATGACTTTGACTCATAGTGGTCAATTGGAAATAAATGCAACAGGTACATTAACCACGGGTGGCAAGACAATTCTTGCCACCATATTGGCGCAAACCGCCGGTGCTGTTGTGACGCTAGGGGATGCTTTAACTTGCTCTACCAGCATTACTGTAAATGGTGGGACATTTACTACTAGCAATTTCAATGTTACCGCAACTCAAATAGTATCATCAAGTGGAACGCGCACCCTAAACTTTGGTTCAAGTACCATAACTTTAAGCAGTAATGCTTCGGCAATTCTCTTTGGTGGCGCTCTTTCATCATTAACTCTTAACGCCGGGACGTCAACAATAAATAGCACGGCCTCTGGCGGTCAAATTACTACGTCGGGTGTTCTTACTCCAACACTTACTTTTTACAATGTAAATTTTACAAGCACAGACGCTGGTACTCGCAATCTTGCCGGTTCATTTATACTCAACAATCTTAGTGTAGCGGGGACATCTGTTGCTGGATTGGCAATACTAACTATTTCAAACTTAACCGTTAATGGCACACTGTCTACCACAGGGACAGCAGGAAACCGCCGAGTATTGTTCCGTGGAAATACTTACGGACTTGCCAACACCCTCACCGTCAACAGCGCACCAAGCCTGACAGACGCAGACTTCCGCGACATCTACGTCATTGGCACTGCTGCGCCCATCTCTGGTACGCGCATAGGTGACTTGCGGGGTTGCTCTGGCATTACATTCAGCACCGCCAAGATTGTGTACTGGAACCTTGCGGGGGCGCAGAACTGGTCAGCAAATGGCTGGGCAACTACATCCGCAGGAACGCCATCAACAGACAACTTCCCGTTAGCGCAAGATACCGCAACATTTACCAATGCGGGTAGTGTTACCGGAACCATTACGATGGACGCTGCTATTCCCTACACGGGAACGGTAGATATGTCTGGTCGAACGTCTGCTATGACGTTGGCTGCAACCGCATTCACTATTTATGGTAATTGGACAAACGGGTCTGGAACAACTCTATCTGGCAGTGCAGTTCTTACTTATTCTGGTCGCAACACTCAAACAATTACTTGCGCGGGCAGGGCATTTACGCAAGGATTAACTGTTGACTCCTACGGCGGCTCGGTTGAACTTGCAGATGCGTTGGATATGAGCGCAAACAATTTAGTCCTCACCAATGGCACTTTTGACACCAAAAACTTTAACGTAACGGTTACTGGTTTTACTCTTTCTGGTAGTGGTGTTCGGTCGATTAAGTTAGGCTCCAGTACATTAACAGTAAGCGGCGCGATTGATTTCACTACAGCCACAAACTTAACATTTAATGCGGGAACATCAACAATAAATTTAACAGGAAACTTTGCGACTATTACTGGTTCAGGTCTTACTTTTTACAACGTATCAGCAACTGCCACCGGAGATACTCATGCTCTCTCCATATCAGGCGCAAACACTTTTAATAATTTGTCTCGGAGCGCTCCCGCTAGTGCAGGATTCACAAACTTACGGCTAGGTGCAGATCAAGTAATAAACGGAACCTTGACAGTTGCTGGAGCATCGGCAGTCAGGCGAATTCTTGTTGGTTCCAGTGATGGTAGCAATAATCCAATAATTGGCACTACCCGCACCCTTACCGTAGCAACACTGTCTGCCACAGACTGTGATTTCCGTGACATGACCATTGCAGGAGCAGCCGCTGGTAGCTCCCCAACCCGCGCAGGTAACTGCGGCGGCAACACAGGTATTACATTTCCCGGTGCAAAGACTGTTTATTGGAACTTGGCAGGAGCGCAAAACTGGTCTGCCACGGCTTGGGCCACAAGCTCTGGCGGCACTCCTGCGGTCGACAATTTTCCACTGGCACAAGACACTGCGGTGTTTGACAATACAGGTAGCGTGACGGGAACAATTACTATTAACAATAAATGGAACATTGGTACGTTTGATGCGTCAGCACGAACCAGTGCAATGACGCTGACAACCAGCACCAATACGCCAGCGGTTTACGGCAATTGGTTGTTTGGTACAGGTGTCACATCGACAAGCTCCACAGGAACAATTAACTTTGCTGGTCGAGGAACGCAAACTATTACCAGCAACGGTGTGACGTTTGGTTGCCCTATAACCATTGACTCAAGTACAGGGACTGTTCAACTTGCAGATGCCTTGATACTTAACTCTGCTCGTACTCTAACCCTGACCAGCGGCACGTTT